GAGAGGTCTTGGATGTTTTGGACATTAAGGCTAATGCTTATTTCCTCATCTTGGAATAAGTCAAGGCGATAATCCCCAATGTAGATGTCTACTTGGTTCATCGGATAAGGGTACGCTCGTTAAAGGCAATGTCAAAGGTGAGGGTGTAGTTGATGACTTTTTGGTTCACCTCCTTTTGGTAATCAACGCTTCCTCGTTGAGGGGATGCCGCTACCCAAGATCCATCCAATAGGATAGCCACTTGCTCACTCATCATAATATCTTCCATTACATCGGCATAGGCTTCCTCTACCCACCCAGTATTCATAGTGATGGTGTTTCGGCTATTGATATTGAAAGACTGATATTGGGCAGTTTGTGTAGAGGCGGCGGTGAAGCCATCTTGGTAGATGCTACGCTTGTACTGCTCGTTGGTGAAGTTGCCTTGCTCGGTACTCGCCTTGAAGAAGGTGATGAAGTCAGCCACTCCGTAGCGGTTGACAAACGCCACTTGGTAGGGTGTGTATTTAGGTTCGCATACCAGCTCGTATCGGATTGTTGAGATGGTAGCTCCCGCGCTATTCTTTAGGATGATATCGTAGTAATCCCCATCGGTATGAGCAGAGGGCTTGACACTTGACGAGAGGCTTGTGTTATGCTCCAAGTTTTGCGCTCCTACACCGATATAGACCACCGCATCTTGGGTGTAGTTTGAATAGGTTAGGGTCTTGGTCATATCTGCCGTGCTTCCATCGTTCCATAAGATGGTGGCTTTGGCAATTAGATTAGAAGCGTTATTATATACCCCAAGTACCTCGTAGTTGCCCACCTTCACAAAACGCTTTCTCGCTACGGCTAATAGCGTTGTATCGTATTGTGAGTTTTGAATGTTGTTCCAACTCGTCCACCCGTTGGTGGTTAAGAAGGCGTATGTTGTGCCAGTAGAGTGAGGGGCAGTTGTTGGGGCTGCTCCATTATCTGAATAAGTCCAATCACCCGTAGCGTTAACCCATAACACCTCACCATAGGGGCTTTGTGTCCATCCCGTTTCCGTGTAGATGTCAAAGTCGTGTAGGAACTCGGAACGGATTAAATCCGATACCTCAAAGTTGATGACCTCATCAATGGAATAGGACTTGCTCAATGAGTAGTTGTTAGAGGCGGGGGGTGATGCCTTGCTTCCAGCCCATACTTTTATTTGTAGGCTCATCGCATCCAACTCATCGTTGGTGAGGGTGTTGTTCTTTCCCGTGTAGAAGATAGGGCTTCGTGCCATCTTTAGAGATGAGGGACGGCTAATCGTAGGTACGCTCATTTGGTCGTGTATTTCAAGAAATCATCGTTTGTGAGTTTGAATGCCTCAACGATTTCGGGAGGCAATTTATCAAAGGCCAAGCCAAAGGGACGGCTAAAGAATTTAGTGGGCTTGATTCCGTTGTAGTAGATGCTTCTCGCCAAAGCAAACTGGAGGCTCTTACGAGGAATAAATCTACCCGTCTTTTTATCACGAATCCCCTCAAGCCCTTTACGGACTACCCAATTACCAAATGCCTTTGCGGGAGGCATCTTATTTGTGTATTTGTATGGGGTGTCGTATTTCTTCTTGACCCCGCTAACGCCCTTGTCTTGATATTCTCCATAGTCCTCCATTTTGAAGGATAGAGAGAAAGAATTAGAATAAACCTTTAGGTCATAATCTAAAGATTCATAGAGCTTCTTGGAAGCATTGCGTTTTTGCTTCGTTAGGTTCGTTCTCGCTTGTTGGATAACATAACGAGCGAACTTATCAAGAGTAGCCTCTATGTTCTCTTGACGGCTCATTAGCAAATAGAGATTTCAGTATTTGGGAGCAACACATCAAAGGTTGCCGTCCATCCAGTCAAGAGGTTCTCAAAGCGTTCCGTAAATGGTACACAAGTGGGATTACCATCCAACTGGTACAAGTCGGTGTATAAAGTGCCTCTGCGTAATTCCGTCACCAAGTCATTGATTACTGCAAGTTGAGTGTTGAGGATGTCTTGCTCGTTGTTCGTTCCGTAGAAAGGCTCGGCTTGGCTCTTTGGATCTTCTTTCGTTTCATCTACAACATCCATTGCAATAACCGTGATGCTCATACGAACGGTCTGCCCCTCAAAGGTTGCTTGGTTTACCGTGATGTGGGAAAGTGGGAAAATCGTTTGCTTATTGAGGTCTACATCATAGATGTCCCCGAAGGTTACGACATTGACTTGGCTATGTGCCTCAAGGGTGTCTTTGATGGTTTTAGTGATATTGTAGAACTGCCTCATTTCAGTTTGCTTTTGAGTATTCGGTTTTCGGTTTCGTTTCGGTGCTTCTCAAAGGAGAGGAAGGTAAGACATTGATAAAGGGGTAGTCTTCCAATTTCATCAAATCGTCTAACATCACCTTGAGCGAGTGAATGGAAGGTTGTATACCAACCCCATCGTTTTGAGAATTGGCTTTCTGGCGTGAATTCTTCATTTGATGCGCCTCCAAAGAGGTCATCGTAGCTATTAAAAGTTCTTTTCCTAAAGTCCAAAAAAAAAGCACCGCACCCATTACGACATCCATTGGCGCAGCCTTCATAGTATCGCAATACTTGGTGGCTGATTCATAGGGTTCAATCTGATAACGCTTCCCAGCCTTTTGCGTGATGGGGCGGTACAACACCGCCATTGTCTTGTGGAGGTTTTGAGTGTCGCTCATATATGAATCAAGGTCTACGAACTCCCCGTAGCTAATATCTTCCAACGATGGGATGAATCCGTATTCTTGTCCGTTAAGCGTGAATCTCTGCGTTAAGGAGGGTTTCTCTTGCATTGTTGCATTGATGTGATTAAACACATTAGAAACATCCTTAAAACGGACATTAGGCAACTGCTCCAACGGGACATTGCAAAATATCTCCAATGACTTCTTGGTCAAGAACTCGTTGTCCCCCTCCAGACGAGCAAAGCGTTGATACTGCTCAAGGGTGATTTCCGAAAGCGAAGTGGGTACAATGACTTTTAGTTCCATTGCTTAAATAACCTTTAGAATTTATCTTATAGCATAACGCCCGTAGTTCGGACGGCTCAACCTATTGAAGGTGGCGTAGCGTGTCGCATCAATGGCGTGGTTGAAGGCATCAATGGGTCTATTGAGTAGGTTCCCGTTTTTGTCCTCTTGCCATTTGTAGTTCTGGAACTCTCGTATTGCGTTCTTGCTTTCCTTCGTGACAAATATCTTATGGCGTTTGAGGATGTCTATTCCCGCCATTACGCTATCAGCACCTTTAGCCGTTGGCTTGACATTCCATCCCATACGATGCAGTTCTTCAATGCTCTTGGGTTCGGCACTATCTGCCCATATCTCATCAAACCTTGTTAGTCCAAGTTCCGTTAGTTTTTGGCTAATGTCTTGGTTGGTTAGGTTGGTGTGGTAGAGCAACTCTTGGATGTATAGGTTGTCACCATCTTTAAACACCTTGACAAGAGAGGTGGGATCGTTGGTGAATCCGAAGTCAAGTCCTAATGATACGAGTTGGCCTTTGGGTTCTTCGGCTACTTGGAATTGGAAGATTGTAGCTCTTGACATACCACGCTCTCCAAGACCGTAGATACGCCAGTAATCATCATCCGTACCACGAAGCCTCTCAATCTCATCTACGATAGTTGCATCCAAGAAGGGATTGTCTTGATAGGTGGATTGGATGTAGGTGATGTCATCCCTTGTGAGGAGTTTGTCGTAAATCCAATGGAAGGAATCAGAGGGGTTGTAGTCAATCCATATCCTCTCCGATGTTCTCACAAGCAACTGGAAGAAATCTTCCCAAGTGAGTTCATTGGCCTCGTTGCAGAATAGATAGTCACGCCTTGCGCCCCTTTTCTTTTGGGGTTGGTCTAACGATACGAACTCAAAGAGGTTTCCGTTGAGGGAGTAGGTGTAGTCTGATTTGTTGTGGTTTTTCTCATTATAGATTCCCAAACGATTGAGTATCTCAAAGAAATCCCGATAGGCGGTCATTTTAAGCGATGGGAGAGATTTTCTCACTATCGTGAACACCTTACCTCTTGTGCTGAATGAAAGCACTATGAGGAGTTGTAAAATGGAATAGGTCTTTCCCGAACGAGTGCCTCCTTGATTGACTATAATCTTGGTATCTGCATCCCAGTTCTTTTGAAAGACTACGGAGTAATCAATCTTTAGGCTTGACAAAGTTGAGTTGTATTTCGGTGATCCCCTCATCCACCTCGTGCTTGTTCTCTACCCGCGCGAGTTTAGGGGTTGTGTACTCTCCAAGTTTGGTCATAATATCAAGAGCTGCCTTTGGGTCATCTGCTGCTACTTGCATAAGCCAGGTGGTCATATTCTCCAAGTTGTCCTCAATGAGTTTTTGGAATGCCTCTCGGATTTTGTTAGATGTTTTGTTTACTGCTCCTTTGGGTTTACCCGCTGGGTTGCCACTTACTCCTTTTTCAAATGCCATTGTTTATTCTTGTATTTTTCAACTAAATAACTCAAAAGAGCGTAAGTTGTGCAATGTGGTCTTTTATTCGTTTGCTTGTTGCTTCAAAGTAGTCCTTGTCTATTTCGTAGCCATCAAGTTGGAAACCTCTATTGTGACAAGCAATAGCAATGCTTCCAGAGCCAAGGTGTGTGTCAAGGATTCTATCACCTTCTTTAGCGTAGTTATCTAATATCCATTCATACAACCTAACGGGCATTTCGCAAGGGTGGTCAGTTGCTCTGCCTTTTTGAACAAAGTTAGTCCAAGTTTGTGTGTAGGTTTCTATCTTCTTATGGAATGAGCAAGATGCTATAACGGCTTTGCTAAAGTTGGGCATTGGTTGATTCTTTATCCAGATGATTGCTCCTCCTTTTTTATCAAAACAGTTGTAATAGTTTGCTCCAAATATTATTCTATTCTTACTTACGCGCTTTATTTGTTTGAAGTATTCCTTTGAGGGTGTTTGGTCATTCCAACTTACTTTTTCTCCTCTTACATTGCCTCCTACTTGAACAAAATTGCCGATTCCAAATGGAGGGTCTACAATAGCCAATTCATAGGCATTGTCTGGCATCGCCTTCATTGCCTCAAGGCAATCCTCATTGTATATGTTTATCCTCTCCGTGAGTTGCATTTCTTTTCGTGGATTGTTTGTAGCCACTCCTTATGGTGTTTCACATCTCCGTAGGTTATATGGCAATTCCTACATAGAGCCATCAGGTTTTCTATTGTGTCGTGGTTGGATGTTCCTCCCATTCCTCTGGCTTCTATATGGTGGATGTCTACGGCTTGACGGTTGCATACCTCGCAAGGGATCCAGTCCGTTTCATCGTAGCCCATCTCTTGGAGATATAGTTTGGTGTGTTTCTTCATAGTCCGCAGTATCCCGAATCGCATTCGTTAAAGTCATCATCAAAGAGTTGGAATTGTAAGCGATGCCTCTTGATGCTTTCGTAGGTCATTTCTTTTTTGAATCTCGCTTTGTTTGTTTCTTGCTTTGCGAACCAATTAAACTTGCTTGGCTCTTTCTCTGACATATGCTTGAGTAGAATTTCATTTCGGTGGAAGCATCCTACGCAATTATTCATATATGCAAATCTAACGGGTTTTCCTTTCCAGTAAGATTCTATTTGGTCTTTGTAGATGTTATCGTTTATTAGAGGGAATGTTGCTTTTCGGTATTTGAGTTCTGCCCATTTGTTCCTTCCCCCTTCCGACTTACCAATTACGAACTTGTCATATTGGAAGCCATCCTCTTTATGTTTTGAGAGCATAGAGTTGGCTCGGCTAACTTCGTTTGCTCTAAAGCCTATTCGCATCTCAATAGGTAGCTCCGTATTTTGATGACACCATTCTTTGATTGGGTTGACTTTTAGTTCAGTCGTGCAAAAGCGTTGGGTAACATTTGGTAGGTATTTGTATTCCTCTCCACTTTCTTTTACCCCTTGAATAATAACATCGTCAAATGTTTTGCCAGTAATCCAAGTGATTTTTCTTCCGATGAATTGCTCAAGATCAAGCATTGTGTAGATGATGTCATCTTGCTCAAGCGTTCCTATAAACTCTTGCCCTATTCTATCGGAAACCTCTTGGCGAATCTTTGCATCGGGAAATAAACAATCGGGGTCGCTTGTTCTTACGAGCGAGAACAACTCATAATCTGCGGGGTAGTTTGCTGCGATATACGATGAGGTCTTACCTCCAGATAATGAGTTTATTGTTTTCATAGGTGCATTCCGCTCTTGCTTACAAAGCTAACTCCCCACCATAGCCATCCGATAGATACACAACCATCGCATATAGTTGAGTCGTAGGTGATAGATATGTGGGGGAGCAAATGTACGCTTCCTATGTATTTAAATGTTTCTATAGTCATAATTCATAGACTTTTACATTAGCGGTGTAAGCACTATGCTCACAATCCCGTGCGAAGGTGATTGCTTCCTTCTTTTCCTTGAATGTCTTTCGGGCATTGAGTAGCCAAGTGCTATCCTCAAGGAACTTATCATAAACTACTACATATCCCATTTCTCTTTGGTGTTAAAGGTTTCTTCAAAGTATTCTTCGGCAGTCCATCTTGATTCAACTGCTCCGTGTTGTGCATCACTAAAGGCGTTGCAGATGATTTCTTTCTCTTTCTTAAGTAGTTCCTCTGCTAATCGTTTAGCGTTTCTTACGCCTCCACGATACATTGCATCCTCTAATGAGGTTAACTTTGCTTCTAATTCATTGAGTTGCTCAATCAACTCTTGTATTGGTGTTTTCATTTCTCTTTGGTGTTAAAGGTTTCTATTTTACACTTTGTGGTGTTTTTATCTTACACTTTGAAAAGGTTTGGAGGGGGTAGCAGAAAAACCAAAACCAAATAACAAAAGCCCCCTCCTCCCCAATTACTGTGCTATCTGCCTATCAAGCCATCTGCGGTACATGTGAGCAGCCATCGCGCAACGCTGGGGCTTGAACCTATAAGTGGGCTTCAGCCTAGCCATAGCTATGCGTACAAACTGCTCTTGCAATGTTTCTTTCATTTTAGTGTAGCTCTAAGAATGTAACTATCTAAATCATTGTGCATCTCAAAAAAGTGCTTGTATGTTTCAATAGCATTCTTGAGCTTCTTGTACCCCTTATTCAAAAAGGAGTTTTCCACATCAAAGATGCCCACATCGCAAGAGTCCTTGTCAATGACTACAAACTGGATAGTGTCTACATCAAAGAGCGTAGTGTAAATAAAAGCCTGAATGTCATACCCATATTTTTCAGCACTCCATTCAAATTTGTCTATCTCTCTTGTGGTTTTAAGGTCAGCCACAAAGCTATATTTCTTGTCGTAGATGTCTGC